ATCATCACCAAGCTGTATCTGGCTGCTCAGAAGCTGGACGAAGCTAACGTCCCCGAGGGTGACCGTTACGCCTACGTCTCTCCTGCTGTGTACTACGCGTTGGTTCAGGATAAGACCCTGTTCAACCGTGACTACAATGCTGAGGGCAACGGCGACTACGCCCAGGGTATCATCCGCACTGCGGCTGGTATCACCATCGTGAAGACCAACAACATGGCGGTCAATCACACCACGGGTACGATCCAGGGTTCTCAGGGCGGCTCGGCCACCACTGACTATCAGGTGGATGCCTCGGATACCATCGCTCTGATCCTGCACAAGCAGGCTCTTGGTGCTGTCCACCTGATGGATATCGCCTCTGAGAGCGAGTACCAGGTCTCCCGTCAGGGCCACCTGTTCGTCTCGAAGATGGCCGTTGGTTTCGGCATGCTTCGTCCCGATTGCGTCATCGAACTGCGGGGTAACTAATCATGGGTGCTAACACTCTCAAGGTCGGCCCGAACGGCACCTCTGCCGTGGGCATCCCGACGTTCACTGTCGCTGGTCTCCCGACCGGCGCTGTCGGTGATCTGGCTTTCGCCACCAACGGCTTGAACGCCTCGGAGACCACCGGCAACGGTACTGGTGTCCTGGTGTTCTTCAGCGGCACCACGTGGAAGCGCGTGGATACCGGCGCTGCTGTCGGCGCGTAATTAAAAATCAAGGCTCTCAGGGGAAACCCTGGGGGCCTTTTTTTCGTTTTTAGGACATAACATGTCACTCACCCCGACGACTGAGCTAGAGGCGGTCAATACCCTTCTAGGCGCAATCAACGAAGCCCCGATCAACTCGCTGTCCGGTGCCCTCCCGGTTGACGCCTCACAGGCACGCTCGACTCTTGCTGAGGTGTCGCGTGATGTGCAGACCCGAGGTTGGACTTGGAACACTGAGCGTATGACGCTGGTGCGTAATGGCTCCAACCAGATCGGCATTCCCACCAACGCTCTTAGAGTTCTCCCCTCCGAATCCGATGCTCGTGAAGAGATCGTTGTTCGAGGAGGTAAGCTCTACAACAAGGCATTCGGTAAGAACACTTTCACCTTCGATGAAGACATCGATGTAGAGATCATCTCTCTGCTGTCTTTTACGGATCTCCCTGAGGCTGCCCGTAGGTATGTCACTCTGGCTGCTGCTAGGATCTTTCAGGAGCGTCAGCTTGCTGACCCTGAACTGTCTAAGTTCGATAGGTCTGATGAGCAACGTGCTTACGCTCTGCTACGTCAGGAAGAGACCGATACTAGTAAATACAACATGGGCACTGGGTCTATCACCGTTCAGCGTGTGATCAATCGCCGCACCGTCTGGAGGTAATATGCCCTTAGTCTCCGCAAGCATCCCCAACATGGTTGGTGGTGTCTCGCAGCAGCCTTCTGCGCTACGTGCGCTCACTGCCTGTGAGTCGCTGCTGAACGGGTATCCGTCCGTTGTGACTGGTCTGCATAAGCGGCAGCCGACCGTGTACAAGGCTGAGGTCTACGCTACAGCACCTACCTCCTCTGTTGCTGGTCATATGATCGATAGGCGCAGTGTGGACCCTTTCATTGTCACCATCGCTGATGGGGATCTCAAGGTTCATAACGCATCTACAGGTGCCTCTAAGACAGTTACGTTCCCTGATGGGAAAACCTATCTTGCTTCTAGCGACCCAGCTTCTGACTTTGCGTTCCTGACCATCGCTGACACCACGTTCATTGTTAACAAGACAATCACGACTGCTGTCTCCACAGTCACTGAGACTAGGACCAATCCTGCTACGCGTGGGTCTGTGTACGTCTATCAGGCTGTAGGGAATAGCAATTACAATGTTTACATTGACGGAACTCTCAAGGCCAACTACGCCACCTCCTCCTCAGGAGCAGTCGCAGGTACTCTCACTATCGCTGAGGACCTCAGGGCAGACCTGGCTGCTGCTGGGTACACCGTTGGAAGAAACGGCTCTACAGTATCCATAAACCTTACCTCGGGTAATGAACTCGTCACCAGTGATGATTACGGTGATGAAGCCATCAAGAGCTTTAAAGATGCTCTTAAGACCTTCGCTGACCTGCCTCCTTATGATGAAGACAACCGCATTGTCAAGATCAAGGGAGATGTGGAAGTCAATGGTGATGACTACTACGTTCAATACATAAACGGTGTGTGGGAAGAGACCTACGGATACAACGCTGGAGAACAGCTGAACGCTTCTACCATGCCCCATGTCCTAGTGGATAACGGGGATGGTACGTGGACGTTCAAGAAGTACGCTGAATGGGCTGCCAGGACTGCTGGTGACGCTGACAGCAATCCTTCTCCTTCCTTCATTGGTGCTAAGATCAGGGACATCTTCGTCCATAAGAACCGCATGGGTTTTGTGGCTGACGAGAATGTGATCTTCTCCGAGGTTGGTGAGTACGGAAACTTCTACAGGACCACCCTAACCCAGCTGGTCGATTCAGACCCTATTGATGTGTCATCCCCCACCACCCGTGTGGCCCAGATGAACTGGGGTGTACCCTTCAATCAGACGTTCCTGTTGTTCTCCGACAAGGCGCAGTTCAAGGTCACTGAGAATAACAACCTGTTGTCTCCTAAGACAATTGGAGTTCTCCTCTCAGCATCCTTCAGTGTCTCTCAGAAGGTCCGTCCGGTTAACGTCGGCCCTAACATCATGTTTGTTGAGGATGCTAGTTCTGGTCAGTACGCATCGTTGTATGAGTACTTCGTTGACAAGGACACAGGATCTGATGATGCCTCTGAGGTTACCGCACAGGTTCCTTACTTCATCCCCTCCGGTGTCTATAAGTTAGCTGCCAGTAACGACAACAACGTCATGGTTGCTCTTACGTCTGGTGCTAGGAACAAGCTGTGGCTGTACAAGTACTTCTGGGGACAGCAAGGTAAGCTCCAGAGTGCCTGGGGTGTCTGGGAGTTCCCTAGTGACTTCCAGATCATGTATGCTGACTTCGTTGATAACATCCTCTACATGCTCGTTAAGCGAACTGATGGGATGTACCTTGTCACTGCGGATATTGAAGACGGTGCAACTAACTTCCTGAGTCGCTTCGGTGTTCTCTTGGATATGCGCTTAAGCAACTCCCAGGTAACCGAGAGCTACAACGCAGGTACTGACGTAACCACGATCACTCTCCCTTACGCTCTGAAGGCCGGGGAGACGGTGCAAGTTGTCACCAGTACCAATGTACTCAAGAACGTCGTATCGGCCTCAGGGACCTCCGTAGGCGTTTCTGGGGACATCACTGCTTTGACCTACTACGTAGGTATCCCGTATAACTTCGAATACGAGTTCTCGACCCTCTATATGAGGGCACAAGCTGGTAACGGAACTGTGGCTATCCAAGACGGAAGAGTACAGGTTCGTTACATCTCTATTCGCTACAAAGACACTGCGTATTTCACAACTGAGTTTATCTCAGAGGGTCGTGATCCGTTTGTGTCAGTGTATACGGGGAGAGCTATAGGTTCCCCTGAGAATACCTTTGGTAACATCGTGCTTGATTCAGGGAAGTTCAGGTTCGCCACTCCCGGTGAGAATGAAGACATCTCAATCAAGATCAAATCGGATAGCCCCTTCCCTTGCTCCTTCGTTGGTGCTGAGTGGGAAGCTACGTACTACCCGATCACAATCCGTAGAGGTTAAGTAATGAAATATACCCGACCGGCCACCCTTGTGGACATGGTCGATCTCGCTACTAGGCTGCGAAAAGCAGATGAGCTTGAGGTCAGATCATTAGGCTTCTCGCCTATGGACGCCCTGGAGTTAGGCTTAATTAACTCCGATAGGTGTCTTGCGATGACCCCCGAGGGTCGGCTGGTCGGTGTATATGGCATCTGCCCTACCGATATGGACGGTGTTGGTCTTATCTGGATGCTCGCATCTGACGATCTAATTGGTCATCAGGTGAAGTTCCTAAAGAACTCCAGAGCGGCAGTGCAGGATCTCATAGGTGATTACCAACTAGCGTATAACTACACAGACGCACGAAACACCCTGCATCACGCTTGGTTGCGTTGGTGCGGTGCTATCGCTCTTCGCAAGGTTCCTATGGGGATCAACGGTGAAGAGTACATCGAATTCGTCATCAGGAAAGAATAACTAATGTGCAACCCCGCTGTTGCTATGGCTGCTGTTGCAGTAGCCTCGTCTTTGGCGCAGAGCAAGGCTCAAGCTGACGCTGCCAGTGCCCATAACGCGGCGACGGCGCAGACGCACGAAAACGCCCGTATTGCTGCGAATAATCAATACACCAACGCCTCGGCTCGCCATGTGCAGCAGATCCGTGAAGCTCAGAACGAAGCCTATGACGCTTCTCTTGAGAAGAACGCTGCTGTTGCTTTAGGCCGTGCCGCTGCTGGCTCCTCAGGTGTCTCAGGTATCTCTGTGGATGCTCTGTTGGCCTCTGAGGCTGAGAAGGGTGCTAGGAACGTCTATAAGATTGAAGACAAGATGGATTACTCCACTGTTGAATATCTGAACAATGTTAACTCTGCCAAGACTGAAGGTGATATGCGCATCGCTGCTAATCCCTTTGTGTCCGGTCCTTCCTCCGGTGGGATGCTTCTGGATGCTGCCTTCAAGGGTGGCACAGCGTATTTCATGGCTGGTGGTAAGGCCCCTGGCATGGATGGGATCTTCTCCATTGGTGGAACTAACGCAACTGGTGCCATGCCCTCTAATCCTGGGGTTTCTCAGGGTCCCAGTGATGCCCTCACTAAGATCTGGGGTCGTTAATAATGGCTAGTAACAATCGCGTACAGGTTGACCAGCGTACCGTTAAGGCTGCTGAGACCTCCCAGAAGATCCTCGACACCTTCGTAGCTGCCCGTTCAGATCCCACTGCTGGGGACAGTGCAAACCAGCTGGCTAAGTCGCTTGGTGTTGCTCTTCAGCAGGGTCAGAAGATGACTGACCAGTGGAATGAAGAGGAAGCCCAAAAGGGTGCCTCGGCGTTCGCTACTGGTGTTCTTGAAGATGGCTCTAAGATTAATAAGGGTGAGCTTGAGAAGACTGCTTCGCATCACTTCATGCGTGGTTTCAACGTAGCTGAGGGTAAATCCAAGGCTCTTGAGTTTGGCATGAAGCTTGATCAAGACTGGTTGAGCGATCCTGCATCGCAGTCCACTGATCCTAAGGCTTACAACGACTTCATTCAGAAGAAGCTCTCTGAGGAGATGGCCCAGCAGGGTAATGCCAATAGCGATTGGCGTGCTGGGTGGACCTCAGCGGTCCCTCAGGTAATGAGCCATATGAGGGCGAAGCAGCTTGAACGTGCTAACTCCCTGTTTGAAGAGAAGGCAATTGGTCAGCTAAATACCGAACTGGATTCCCATATCCAGATGTACGGTTCTGACACCAACATGCTCAAGCAGAAGATTGAAGAGTCACTCACCTCTGCAAACAACACGGCACGTCTTCCTTATGCTAAGGGTAACAAGATTATCCGTGATCAATTGGTTGCTAAGGCGCTTGAATCTAAAAACCCCACTCTTCTAGACGCTCTTCCTGATAAGATTGCAAAGGATAGCGACACTAAGCTCGCTGTTCTAAGCACTAAGACTCAGATTGAGGACTTCAACAGAACTGAGGAAGCTAGGAAACGCGCTGAGGCTGATAGAGCCTATAGACTGGCTGCTGATAAATTGGCAGACGCCTTTGTCACTGGTGATCAGAAAGCTAGGTCAGACGCTGTTGCTGCTATGTCTATGCACCCTGGAGGCAAGGCTGCGGTGTTCCAGATGGAGCGCAGTCACGCACAGATGATTGAGACTGATAGGCAGCGTAGAGAAGCCAAGCTGTTTGAAAATCCTGCGTTTCTAGACACCAGAGCCAAGACACTCGGCAGTCTTGACGCTGACATTAAACGTCTAGCGTACAGTTCTAATTACGACACTGATCTTGCTAGTGTGCGAGGTCGTTTGTTTGAAGAGCAGAAGGCTGGTCGCATCACAGTGGATGACCTGACTAAGAACCTAATGACCCTTGAGCGAGGTAAAGTTACCCAGCCTGTCTTCAGGGAATACGCGCCTCTCCAAGAGTTCATGGCTGAGATCAAACGCGCTGTCCCTGTCAATATGCAGACTACGCTTCTAGACCCCAAAGTACACTCAAAGCTTCTTGAAGAAGAACGTGAGCGTATCCGTCAGTATACAGTCAATCTGATTAGCTCCGCCATCTATGCTAAGTCTAAGGATGACCCTAGCGTCCTCCATAACTACTTCAAGATGGGCGAGATTGTTGATCCGATTCTGAAGCACATCCGAGACAAAGAACTGGATCGTAATCCTTCTTCGTTCATGCCGACCATCTCTGGTGGAAGCGCAGTGAATCCTATTGAAGCTGCTATGAATAAACAAGGTAAGTAATGGAAACAACCAGTCCCGAGGGCAACTCCAGCCTCACTTATGAAGATCTGGAGCTTATTCGCAAGAAGGCTACTCAGGAAAATCTGAACGCAGAAGCCCTTGCATACGTCACCCGACGCGTTGGAGACCCTAAGTTTGCTGCTGCTATGCTGCAAGGTCCCCAACAGAAGCACTTGGATTTCCTCAATGAGAACTACAATAACGAGGAAATCAGGAAGGCTTTTGATCAGTCCTACGGGATTGGTGCTTCCGAGAAATTACACGATCCTAACTACGGATTTGTGAACACCACTCTGGCTGTTGCTAGGGATGTACTAACGGCTCCTGATAAGTTTGCTGAAGGACTCAAGCGAGGCATCGGTAGTGCCGCTGTAGGTGCTATAGGCTCTGTTGCTAAGTTGATCCCTGGTGAGGTTGCTGCTGATGTGGCTGATCTCACTGACAGGATGTATAAGCATCTTAGCGAGTCTAATACTGGTGAGACTGTTGTTGGTAAGGGTCTCTCAGGTGCAGGTAAGCTGGTTGGTCAGTACGTCCTCCCCGCTGCCCCTTTGGTTAAGGGCTTGGAAGGTATCCAAGTGTCTAAGGCAGCGGCTATACCGCTTGCTGAAGGTGTCCTTGGCTTCTTCGCTCAGAACCCTGTGGAAGACAATACAGCCACGTCAGCCCTATGGAATCTTATGGCTGATCGGCCTGATTCCCCTGCTGGTAAGGCCATCTACTCCCTGATCGCCACCGATCCTGATGCTCCTGATTATGCCAATCGAATGAAGCTCGCTGTTGATGCAGTAGCGATGTTCGGTGTTGGTTCAGCGGTCATCCACGGATTGGCATCCAGTGTACAGGCTGGTAGAGGCTGGATGGCTGACAGGAAGGCTGTTCAGCAGACCTACAACACTGAGCATGGTGTTCCTGCGTATCAGTTCACTAGAGAAGATATCGCAGCGTCTCGATCCCATAAGATCAACCCTGATACAGTTACGTTCCCCTGGGAAACCGCTAAGGCAAACCTCGGTTACGCTGATCTCCTGTCGGCTCGTGAAGCTGAACTCCAGGCTGCTGCAAAGCTATCAGGTAATGTTGTTGAGCATGCTCCTACTGAGGTACAGCAGACCAATCGTGTCCAGGCTAAACTTGAAGCTGATCGCAATGTAGCCCACTTCTTTCCTGAGGGTGTTAAGGTATCCGGGTGGGTTCCTTACAGCCTTACCGATGAGATGGTTGTCACTGCTGAAGGCATTATGCCCAAGGCTCAGGCAGCGGGTAAGAAGATCCTTGATGATTACATCATGGTTACCCCTGAGGAACTCCGAGGTAAACTAGATGATAAGATACTCAACGACGCATTGCTTCTCAGCACTATGGGTAGGCAGGGTGATGGAGGTGCCTTCAGGCTCATGGAGCTTGTCGGTGACAATATCGACATCACCAAGGCTATCGGTGCTGAAGGATGGGGTGCTGGGGTTCTCAATCGCTACGTCAAGGAAGCTGTACCCTTCATTAACGAGTTCCTTCAGAAGGACGACTGGAAGGGTCTAGTTGAGTTTGCCAAGCACCACACTGGTACTGAAGAACAGTCTATTGGTAAACTGATCGGTCTTAAGCTGGCTGCATCTTCTGTTAAGAAGCAGCTGGATGACATGCTTGTCGCTTATCGTCAGCTTGCCCCTGATGTTATTTCAGTTGACCTTGAGAACGCGCTTAATCGTCTCACTGCGATGTCCATCAACTTGGATGCCACCGCACGACAGATGGCTAGTTCTAAGGGCGGCGCTCTTAACTCGCTAAAGATGTTCTATGAGGGGCGCTTTGATGACATCGTTGTTAACGGTGAGCGTCAGGGCGTAGAGTTTGTTTCTAAGCCTGAAACTGCTGCTGCTACAAAAAAGAAACGCAAGGACAGTAAGAAGTCTGACGATCAAATTGACCAAGCTAGAATTGATGCAAGCGTTAGAAACGCTGAGAATCTCGATGAAAAGCCTTGGAACTCCTCTCGATACTTTAAGGACGACATCCTTCGCTCTGCTGACATCAGCGGTGTTGAACAGTTTAGGAATGATGCTCTTGCAGAGATGACTGCTAAGGGTCTGGATTTCCGCACTGCACAGACCCTAGCTGATGAGTTGGCTAAGGAAGCTAAGAACATCAACTTCAAAGAGTTCCATAAGAACTATGAGATGATCTTTGCTGGTGAGAAGCAGGCTGCTGTGGAGCGTACAACCGCTCAGAAGATGGTGGATATGCTCCTTGCGCAACGCTACAGCGCCCTTCTGTTCAACTGGAAGACCCACGAAACTAACATCCTATCCACAGCTGCACACATCATTACTCGTGTCGGCTCTGAGCTTGCCTTTGGTGACTCTCGCACTCGTGCGTTAGCCGTAAGCAAGATCGCTGGTATGTTGGATTCTGTCGGTGTAGCCGCTCAGATCGCCGCCAAAGCCTTCGTTGATGAGAAGCACATACTCTCTCCGCACGGTCACGTTACCGAATCCAATCACGCTTGGTCCACGCAACATTTGCTTGGTCGAGACGCAGAAGGCCCTCTAGGAGCCGCTTTCAACGCCTCTGGTAACGCGTTACGTCTCCCAAGTCGCGTGATGCTGTCCTCTGATGAGTTCCTTCGTCAGCTGGTCGCCCGTGGTGAAGTCCACGCTAACGCAGAGATGCAAGGACGTATGCTTGGTCATGAAGGTCCTGAGTTGGACGCGTTCATTAAGGGTGAACTCTCCAAAGCATTCACTCCTGAAGGTATCGGATTGAATCCCCTGGCTGTGACTAAAGCTAATGAAGCTACCTTCCAGAACGTACTCAATCCTAATAGTGAGTATATGTTCGAGAGAGGCGCAGCGAAGCTTGGTCAGATGGCTAATCACTGGGCTGTTAAGGCTACGCTAGTTCCTTTCTATAACACCATCGTCAACTTGATGCGTGGCGGCTTTAGAATGATCGATGTTGCAACTCCTATGTTGTACATGTCGGGCTCTAAGTGGTCTTACAATCAGAGACTTCTGGATGACCTTAAGGGCATCAATGGTCTATCTCAGCAAGCCATTGCGCGAGGTCAGGTGATCATCGGTGGTGCTATGGCTATGTCAGCCGTCACTGCGACGATTAACGGTAATATGACTGGTGCTTCCCCTCAGAAGATCTGGGATGCAAAGCTCCAGCGTGAGATCGAGGTACAGCCTTACAGTATTAAGATCGGGGATAAGTGGCATAACTACGGCCAGTATGAACCGCTCTCTGTCCCGTTGAAGCTGTGGTCTTCTGCTACGCAAGCTTACAAGCGTTGGCACGAAGCTGAGGATCGCGGTCAGTTTGAGAATGCTGAAGAGAAGTTCACTGAAGCTTGGCACGCAGGTTTCTGGGCTTTAATGACCATGAATGCGAGTAATCCATTCAACTCAGGTCTCCAAGAACTCATGCGTATCATGCGTCAGGAACAGCCTGAAGATTGGGTAGGTGAAGTTGGTAGGATGCAGTTAGATGCTTCTGTTCCTACTTTCCTCAAGCATGCTAATGTCGCTCTTCATGATGGCTCTCAGTTTGATCCAAAAGGCTTCATGCAGGTTGCTGTAGCTAGACTTCCGTTCCTCTCTGACACTGTTCCTATGGGTGTTAAGCGCAACATCCTTGGTGAGGTTATGAAGGATGAAGTTGGTCACCGCTTCACTAACTTCATTGGTAACCCACAGAACTACGATCCTGTTCTAGGAACACTCTTGGATTCCGTGGAAGCCACTGGTGTTAAATACGCTCCACCGTCTCCTACTTCGTTCTTTGCAGGTGTTGATCTACGTAAGAAGACGACCAAAGGGCATGACGGAAAGGATACCACTCTATACGACAAATATCTGGATACCACTTCTAAGATCCAGATGTTTGGTGGTCTCACCATGCGAGATGCTCTTACAAGATACATCTCTGGTGATCGCTTCATCGATGAGACGTTCGGTGTAACCCGACAGACTGGTAGGCGTACTGAGGATCTCCAAAAGATCATCTCTAAGTACCATAGCGCATCTAGGGATTACCTAGAGAAAACCGATAAGTCCTTTATGGAACTCGTTGGTATTGAGAACACTCGTTATATGAAACACTTCAAATAAGGAAAGAGGATGGCATACGCAAGCGTTACCTATCCGAATCAGACTGGCACGACCACTTCGTATTCCATCCCTTTCGGGTATATTGACGAGTCTGATATCGCTGTTACTGTGGAGGGGGTTTCGACCTCCTTCACTTTTACTTCTACCTCGGTTATTAACATCTCCCCTGCACCCACTGGGGATGTCGTAGTTTACCGTACCACCCCTATCGAAGATAAGGTTACCACCTTCGTAGATGGGTCTGCCTTCTTGGCTGCTGAAGCTAACCAGCAGAATGACCAGTTCCTGTTCGCCCTTCAGGAGGGCATCGATAGTCTTGGGTCTGCCCAGGCTTCCGCTGCGGCTGCCCTAGCCTCCGAGACTGCTGCGGCTCTCTCTGAAGCTGCTGCCGCTGCCTCTGAGTCTGCTGCGGCTACCTCTGAGTCCAACGCGCTCACCTATAAGAACGCAGCGGCTTCCTCAGCATCTGCGGCGAACCTCAGTGACATCTCCGCAACTTCTGCGGCGAACACAGCGACTGCTAAGGCCATCCTGACCGCTGCTGATGCTGTCGCTACGGCTGCTGATCGTGCGGCTGTGGCTGCCGATAAGAACACTGTGGATGGCTATAAGGTTGCTGCGGCTGCCTCTGCGGCTGCTGCGTTGGTGTCTGAGAATGCTGCTGCTGCAAGTGCTGCAAGTTTGCCCAATGGTGCTGCTACGGGTACTGGCAAGGTTCCCCAGTGGAGTGGGAGTGCTTGGGTAGGTACTAATATTGGTGCTGGTGATTTGATCAGCACTAATAATCTTAGTGATCTGACTAATGCTGCTACCGCACGTGCCAATCTTGGTGCAGGAACAGGTAACGGCACCGTCACCAGCATCACCGCAGGCACCGGCCTGACGGGCGGCACGATCACCACCAGCGGGACTATTGCTGTTGATGTGGGCACCGCCGCCAACAAGATCGTCCAACTCAACGGGTCGGCTCAACTGCCCGCCGTTGACGGGTCTCTGCTTACCGGCCTCTCTGCTACCGATTTGACGGCACGCAGCCAGATAGCCCTTACGAACCTGAGGCTGATGCTCAACTCTGCAGTGACGACAGGTGCTCTCGCTGGCGGGTACCAATGGGAGCTTTCGTCCGATGAGTGGGGTGCGACTTCCACAAACGAGACGTATACAGCGGGATCGCCCAATTATTACGGCAATCCCGGAAGTTTCTCCCAGATTGCGCAGGGTACGGGAACCATCATCGGTGACATGACAATCAATGGCGGTACGGCGGCTGCATTCGACGGCACCACATCCCAGGGCGCTGGCGCGTCTGCGGCCAAGTCGGCGACCCAGGGTTATGTGGGTAAAGACTGGGGCCTCGGCAACAGCTACACCATCACCAAATTCTCATACTGGGCATCGACGGACCAGGGCATCACCAACAGCAGCCAAGGGCGTCTTCGTCTGTACGGCAGCAATACGGCGCCATCCAGCCCGACCAACGGCACCTTGCTGCATGACAGCGGCACCATCGCGGATTCCAACGGCTATACGGTGACCGTAACCTCTGGAATCACCACGACCACAGCCTACCGCTATCACTGGCTGTGCATCGACAGCGTTGACGGCTCTGCCAGTGTCTATTGCGCCGAGTTGCAGTTCTTCGAGAGCCTGTCTCCTGCGAACATGACGCTCATCCCCCCGGCATCCACGACAGTATCCGCAGCCCCGTCCTACATGGACGCATACTGCCTGTGGAAGGACGACAGCGGGTCGGCGGTGCTTGGTACCGATCTGACCGTCGAATTGTCCCGTGACGGCGGCACTACGTGGTCAACGGCGACCATCACCACTATCGCGTCGTATGACGGTACATATTCGGCCATCCAGGGGAGGGCCAGTGTGTCGTCTCAGCCGAGCGGTACCAGCCTGACGATGCGCATCAAGACCCTGAACACAAAGGCCCAGCGCGTTGCAGCCCCGGCCATCTACGCGGAGTGACGGAAATGGAGCAGTGGCTCATTGATCTGCTGGCAGCATTCCCTGATGACGGCAACTGGCAGCGGCGCCGCAGGATGATGTACTTTTCTCGCTGGCCGGATCACGCTATCCGAGCAGCCGAGCACGACGCCAAACTGGGGAATACTGCGGAGCTTGATCGGTATCTCGCTGAGATGGGCGCTATCAAGACTGCGGTTCCTAAGCTATGACCGCCGCCGCTCTCATAGCCCTGTGGACCGTTCTCGGAGGGTGTTGGCGAAGAATCCTGGGTGGCTGGCTGGGCCTGCCACGCAGCATCTGCTACGCCCTGATGGCTCCGCTGATGGCTCCAGTGGTGATATTCCTGGCACAGACAACGTGGCCGCTCTGGGTGGCGTGTCTCGCGGCAATCGTCGTCACCACGGCCTGCCTGCTGTTCTTCGTGGTGAGCTTCTACCCTGGCGGCAAGTTCACCGATGACCGCGACGTGCTGCTGAAATACGGCCCCTTTGGCCTCGGCTACGTCCTGGCCCATCGCTTTTGGCGCGACGAGTGGAACACCGGGAGCCTGATCGACGGCAGTAATTCCGTGGGCGAAATCCTTCTCGGTGCCAGCTTCTGGGGTTCGGTCGGCCTGTTATTTCTACTCTAACCTTTACTACCCCAGGGTCTACCTAAAAGATCCTGGGGTTTCCTTTCGTTAACCTATGGATTCCCACACCATGCAGTCTGAACTCATGGAAGGTACAGGGCTGCCTGGACGATCTACACCTGTATCCCCACCCGATTACACCCGATCTCAAGGACGAAGAGCGTCCGACATAGAAGCAATTGCAAAGATGCACTCTCTGGAGACACAAATGGCTGTGGTAGAAACCCAGTTAGAACACCTGGGGGAACGCCTAGAGGATACCCAGAGGGAGCTTAAAGAAGACATTGAGCGTGTTGACGGACGGATCACCGATATGGGTGCTTCTGTAAACCGTCAGATTCAGCATGTCATCAAAGAAGTCAAGCAGCTTATCGATGAACATACGGTTGAGGAACGTGCCTCTGCTGAAGCTAAGTACGCTAAGCTAGCTGATAACTTCGACACGATGCAGAAGAAAGCTGATGCTAGACATCTAGCATTAAAAGAAATTGCTACTGCCCAGAAAGAGACTGCCGAGCTTCTCGCTATTATCAAAGGTGGCGCAGTCAAGGCTGGTATTAGCCTGATTGTAGGCGGTGGTATCTTCACTGTGTCTTCTATTGGCTACATTATTACCCACATCGATACCATCAATAGGGTAATCGATAACCTTACTAAGGTGCCTTAATGTTTGATTGGATTTCCGCTGTCCTCAACCCTATCGGGTCTCTTGTGGATGGCTGGCAGAAGCGCAAGACCGCTCAGTTGGAGTCTGATCTTGCCATTAACAAGGCAGTCACTGAGGCAAAGATTCAGCGCCTAGCTACCGCTCAGGAGGCTGATATTGCTTGGGAAAACACTGCATTAGCCAACTCTGGGTGGAAAGACGAATGGTTCACAGTTGTCCTATCGATCCCTCTGATTATGTGCTTCATCCCTGGCTTGGACGGATATGTAAAGGCTGGCTTCGCTGCGCTGAGTGCCTCGACCCCGGAGTGGTACCAATGGGCGCTGTTGGTGGCGATCTCGGCAAGCTTCGGTTACAAGAAGCTGGCGGACTTCATGGCTCTCAAGAAGGGTGTCTAAATGAACACTAACGAACTATTGGAGGCACTGCACAATACTGTCGCTACAGAACTTCTCTCTCGTATTAAGAGCGGCGAAGCTACTGCTGCTGAGTTTAGTGCTGCTATTAAGTTTCTCAAAGACAACGGTATCGAATGCATCGCTACCCCCGACAACCCCTTGGGATCACTTGCTGCTTCCCTCCCAGTATTCTCAGATGACGAGTTGGTGGATGACTAGTAGAGGTATCAAAAACAATAATCCAGGTAACCTCCGCAAGGGGGACGACTGGAAGGGCCTTGCAACCAATCAGACTGATCCTGACTTCTGTGTCTTCACGGTGCCTGAGTTCGGAATCCGAGCTATGGCTAAGATCCTGATCAAGTACCAGGACAAGTACGGTCTCAACACTGTAGCCAAGATTATTGATCGTTGGGCACCTCCCAATGAGAACGACACTGGGGCTTACGCAGAGCATATCGCTAAGCTCCTTGGGGTCACCCCTAACGAACCCATCGATGTCCATAGGAGCGATACGCTTGTATGGCTGATCAAGGGGATCATCAAGCATGAGAACGGTGATCAGCCGTATGCTGATGACGTGATCGAACAGGGTATCAAGATCGCTGGGGTGTGAAGACACCCGTACCCAGGGGTCCCATATGCCTCTGTAAGGCGTTTTAAGGGGGTCTACAGGGGTTTTAGCCCCCTCCCGGCTACACCCCTAGCTTAGACCCCTAAAACAGCCTTTAAAATGGCTTAAATCGAGTTCCTATGATTGACGATGTAAAGAAGGACTTCCGAGTCTTCCTATTCCTCGTCTGGAAGCACATCAATCTTCCAGATCCTACCCCACTTCAGTACGATATTGCCAAGTTTCTACAGCATGGGCCAAATAAGATTGGCATCGAAGCCTTCCGAGGCGTTGGTAAGTCGTTCGTAACCTCTGCGTATTGCATCTGGGAGCTGCTTAGGGACCCACAGAAGAAGATCTTGGTTGTCTCAGCGTCTAAGAACCGTGCAGATAACTTCACTACGTTCACCATGCGGCTTATTATGGAGATGCCTATCCTGGCTGGTCTCCGTCCTAGAGCCGATCAGCGGTGTAGTAAGATCGAATTTGACGTAGGACCTGCTCTCCCTGACCAATCGCCCAGCATGAAGAGCGTTGGGATCACCTCGCAGATCACCGGGACTCGTGCTGACATCATCATCTCCGATGATGTTGAGGTGATGAACAACTCTGCGACTGCTGATATGCGCGAGAGTCTCCTTGAGAAAACTCGGGAGTTCTCAGCGATCCTTAAGCCGCTCCCTTCAGCTAAGACCATCTACCTTGGTACACCTCAGACCGAGGACTCCATCTACAATAAGCTACCGACTAACTTCGTAGTGCGCATCTGGCCTGCCATTGTGCCCACTGAGAAGGAAGCTGAGTCGTATGGGGATAGACTTGCTCCGTATGTGAGGAAGCTTATGGAGGAAGGTAAAGCCGGTCAGTCGTGCGATCCTCAGCGGTTCACCATCATGGACCTTATGGAGCGCCAGGGGGAGTACGGTAAGGCTGGGTTCAGTCTCCAGTTTATGCTGAACACCCAGTTGAGCGATCTGGAGCGTTATCCGCTCAAGGTGCATGACCTGGTTGTGATGTACACAGCAGTTGACCAGGCTCCTATGTCCGTTAATTGGCTGCCTGATCCCGATAGGGAATGTAAGGACCTAAACAACCTCAGCATGCCTGGGGATAAGTTCTACCTACACGCTGGACACTCTAAGGAATTCGCTGAGTACACTGGAAGTGTCCTTGCGGTTGACCCAAGTGGTCGTGGTAAGGATGAGACTGGTTATGCGGTGGTCAAGTTTCTTAACGGATTTGTGTATCTGCGCAGGGCTGGTGGTCTTGCAGGTGGCTACGACCCTGATACTCTGGAAAAGCTTGCTAAGATTGCCCTAGAGGAGAAGGTAAACCATGTGATCATCGAGGCTAACTTCGGTGACGGTATGTTTACCCAGCTGTTCCAGCCTGTGCTGTTCAGACACCACAAGTGTAAGGTTGAAGAGGTCAAGCACTCCATCCAGAAGGAGCGACGTATTATTGACACCCTAGAGCCGGTCATGGGTCGGCATAGGTTGATTGTTGATAAGGACGTTCTCATTAAGGATTGGGAGTCCATACAGGGATACGAGAGTTCCATAAGGGTCTTTAAGAGCCTCATCTACCAGCTGACCAGGGTGTGTTATGAGAGAGGTGCTCTTAGGTTTGACGATAGGTTAGATGCGGTTGCTATGGCTGTAGCTTACTTCTCTGAGGTGATGGCTAAGGATGAAGAACTTGGTCTCAAGACACAGAGAGATGAAGCTATGGAGAAGGAACTACGTAGATACATGGACAATGTGTTCTCTATGAAACCTAAGGGAAACCGTAAGTGGACATTGAGGTGATATGGGTACTGTAGCTGAATTTATTGAAGAGTTTAAAACCCCTTGGCCTGACTACGAAGAGAACAGGCAGGTGTATGAACTCATGAAGAAGCATGTCTTCCGTTGGAGAGACTCTAACACTGCTAAGAAGAGCCGAGAGGCTCTTGAAGAGATACGGGTGCTTATAGCCAGGTCTACTCCAGCCACTGAGTTAGAGACAGCCGAAACGATCATATATGATTACCCTCAGGGTGTCCTCTATGTTAACCAATGGATCGATGACTGGGTAGCTGACGTTTTGGAAAGACACAATGCTTGTTGACATCTCCAACGTAATCAACTAAACTAAAACCTTAAGGTAACCTTAGGTGTCTTAGAGATACTTAAAGACACCTAAGGTACCTTAGGTTTTTAAATGTGTAGTATGTATATTAAGGTTAACTGTGTGGTTACCGTATGGGAACGTAGGGTATCTATATGGGTTCCTCAGGAGAGGGATACATGGCTCGGTCAGTTATGGCATGGGAAACCATAGGGGTCCTTAGGGGATACCATGCGTGTCTGACGGGGTCCTTGAGTTCATACTTCTACTGGTCATACCCTGAATATTTTGTAGGAAAAATCTGAAGAGGTATAGCGCAGAGGGCGGAGAGCAGTTTCCCCCTTAGCCCACCTTTCGACTAGCCTACTAGATCACTAGCTTTATCCCCAACGATCCCCTGGATTTGTCACATCATCTGTCACGTCCCCCAAGAAAACCCAAGGATATCAATAGCTTGCCCATGATTGAATATCATATCCCTTGGGGAAACATGAGGTAGACCGAGGGGGGAACCTGGGGATTGCCGGGGGACGGTCACTATCACTTCCCTCTGTTTGTGTTCTGCCATCTTTTTTGGTCATAGCCCCTAAGCAATCCTGAAGGCATCCCGAGGCTATCCCAGGGCATCCCGAGGGGAACCACTAGCATCCATATAGTGGCACGGTCATGCCACCATATGGCACAAGCCACAAACCCACCTAAACCATTGAAAACACTATCATAATCATCATCACATCTTTTTTCATAAGCTAGAAAATCATCTAATATACCCTGAGAAATCAATAGGTTACCTATGGTTTCCAAGGTGTTGGGTTGTATGGTCATTTTTGACTTATACAACCAAATGAATATCAGCATGATTGACCTAACCACACCTTGGGGTAGGGAAATGCCCCTTAAAACCTACCCTGAAGTCATAGGCTGCATTTTTTTCGTTACCCTTCCCATACCGTAATCCTTACCTTTGGATTGCTGATTGATGGCAGTTCATCCATATACAGCCTTGGGGGCGGGAGGTCCGTCCCCCAGCCTCAAAGGAAGGGATAGGTGAATAGAGAGCGAGAGCAACACAATATGACGCCCCTAAGGTTCGCCCCGGTGATGCCGGAAGCCTGTAGGTGTAGCGGTACAATCTAGCATGTGATTGATGGTCCGAGTGTCGGACTACTACCCGCCCAGCAAATGGGCAGGAAAGCCTAGCAAAGCGCCTTAGTACCGAAGGGGAAGGGTAGAGGCTAGGGGATTAGGGTAGGTCAAGCGGTAGAGGGGAATCCCGCCGCACCCAGTCAATCACATGACGCTGGAAGGGTACGTAAACCCTTGCACTGGTAACAGTGTGAAAACGACCTAGCAAATATACTCGAATATCCTTGGGTGTACCTGTGGTTGGTAAAGTAGTCCTCAAATGGTGGTCTTAGTGGCGCAAGCCTATGTCCATTAATCAGGGTGAAACGCTGACGGCATAACATCACATGATGGTAGCTTGCGCGAGGCTTCAGGCTGGTAACGGCATACACGGCATACATAGAAGCAGCGAAAAATCCTTTGGTGACTGGTGATGCGAGAGCATGTGCCACGAAATACGGGGGATGCAGGGTGAACCAAGGGGATAGAGGAAAATAGCTAGGGTACAAGAAAACCGTGTATCACTTAACGGAATCCAACATCCATAGATATCAAGCGCCTTAGGGGACACCTTAAGGCGCTTTCATGTGTGGATGGTCTACACAATCGGCGCATCGATTAAGCGCCAAGGAGAAACATCATGTCCGCTAACATCATCAATAAGATCGCTGGTTTGAAGAAGTCCGCCACCACTTTCCGCGCCAATGTGCAGGAAATTGGCCTCCTCGCTCTCGCTCATGCCAAGGATCATGGCGATGCCTCGTTGCTCTCGCGTTTGTTCGACGCGGTGGGCGCTGGTGCTAATCGTTCCAGCCTTAAGGCTTGGTTGTTCAACGCGGCTCCGTTGTCCGAGAAGGATGCCAAGGGTGCCAAGGATGCCTTCAGTGTGAACGGCAAGGATAAGGTGTTTGGTCTTAAAAAGGATCGGACAGACGCCGACTGGGATATGGAGTACGCCACTAAGACTATGTGGTGGGACGCCAAGGCGGAGAATTTGAACCTCTCGCCCATCGATATCCTCAAGGTTCTTACCAAGGCTGCTATGGCACAGGATATTGCCCAGGAAGGACAGGAAATCAGGAATGAGGACCTGATTGCCTTCCTCATGACTAACAACAAGATTGCCGATGCAGTCGCCAGCAAAAAGGCTAAGGCTGCCTAAATGCTTACCATAGGGGATGCCATACCAAAGGGTATTGTGTCCCCTAGAGTAAACCTTTAGTTCAACGCGAGGAGTAACCACCATGTTTGATCGTTTATACACTCTCAAAGTCTGGCCTGATGACGGTGATGTGACTGGTCAAACCCTTCTGCTTCAATTCATCTGCCCTAAAGAAATGGCCAAAGCGCAGTCTGCCTTGGAACGTGATGGTTTCACCACCGATCCTGATTGGTGGGGCACCAGCATTGAACGTAGGCATGAAACTGCTATCGAACATGCAAAGCGTTTCTTTGTGTAGGTTTTCCAAAGGGTAGTCGAGAGGCTACCCTTAAGTAAACCTATGTTAAACCAGAGGAGTACCTACCATGTCTGAGAAAATTGCACTCATGCTTACCATCGAACAAATCCGCACCCTGCATTGTGTCTTGTCGCTTGATTGCGAAGACATGGCGGATGATCCCCACCCGAATGAAGACACCTTTCTTGCTGTGTCTCAATTGGAAGAACTTGTTCTTCTCATTGAAGAAACTGTTCCAGGGCGTGTCTTGTTTGATGATCCTTCCCTTTGAGGAGTGACCACAATGCTCGCAATCCGTATCCTAACAGAAGAACTCCGCCATGCTTTGTGGCTTCTTCGCCGCCGTCCTGTCGTCACCATTACCAGGTTTCGCTGATGGGCAAGGCTTTGGTCTTCTCAATCTACATAACAATCATCGCGTCTAGCCTTTGGCTTGTCCAAGTGCTTACGCGCTAGTTCTTTGTCTACTGCCTTGCGCTTGCGTAAGGCTTACTAGAGGAGAAGTGTCATGTTTGATGTTGTCACCAATGGGGAAGTGGCTTGTCGCTTCGCCTCTTTTGAAGTCTCGGAAGATGCTGCTGCTATTGTGCGCTTCATCAACAAGCAAGCTGCGTCTTTCTCGCGTATCCAAAAGCGTAAGGAGAAGCCTATTATTGACTGGCGTGAGCGTGAGCAAGGGCGCTTTGACAATGGGAACTATGAGCCTGTGCCCTGGGCCAGTCTTGATCTGTTCACTCAGCCTAGCAACTACACTACAGCCAGCCGATTTGTGCGTGAATACAAGGATCACTTTGTTCACATTGCACAAGGCAACAAGAACAAGGTCGCGTATACCCCGGATGAAGAATACGGCGCAGCGGATAGGCAAATTGTTGTCTCGCCTGGGCGCTACTTGAAGAAATTCTATGGTGATCTCATCAGTGACGCTACCATTGCGTCTTTCTGCGCTGAGTTTGATAACGCCAGTTCCTTCAAGATCCTTCGGTCATCCGAGGATATCATCCACGCTTACATCAACGGCCCATCGTCTTGCATGTCTAAGGAGGCACGCAGCTACGATAGCCCTGTCCACCCTGTGGCTATCTATGGCGACTCCGATCTCTCCCTCGCTGTTCTTGTGGATGAAGAAGGCGATGTAACAGCACGGGCACTCATCTGGGAAGACGAGTCTATCTATGGGCGCATCTACGGGGATGCCGTGCGTTTGCTCAAGCACCTAGAAGGTATGGGATATCATGAAGGTGGCTTCGAAGGCGCACATCTCCAAGCCATTGAGCATCGTGGTCATTACGTCTGCCCGTATATTGACTGGATCGAAGAAGCGTCTATTGAACGATGCAACGGTAAGGACTGGCTTGTCCTTGGGTCTGGTCATCTACAGGTCCAGAACACGGGCGGCTATGCTGATAAGGGTCACTGCTGCCCGTGGTGTGGTGAACACTTCGATGAGGGTGACGGTTATTGGCTTTATGACTCTGAAGAAGAGATTTGCCATAGCTGCTACGCTAGTGGTGCGTTCACTTGCGATTGCTGCGGAGATGCGTACAGCGACAGCACTAGCCATGTCCACACCCACGATGGTTACGTAGTCTGCGAAAGCTGCGTTGATCGTGGTCGAGTGTACTTCTGCGATGAGTGCGGTGAGTACTACTGGTACGAGTCTGAGATTGTGGGTACCACCACTTCTGGCACCACAGTCTGTGAGTCTTGCTCGCATGATTTCGTCTATGACGAAGACGATGGTGTCTATCTAACAACGGATGAGGCTGAGGAGAAAGCAGCGGAGAAGGCTGCTGAGGAAGCCGGTGAAGAGGAAGTTGTAACTGTGGAGGCCGATCATGCGTACTCCTGACCATGCCTTGCTTCTCGACATGCTGCGCTATCGCCGTCCTCACGCATCGCGCACCGAGGAGAAGTTTATCAATCGCTTCCTCATGCCGCTTGATCCCTATGTAGACGAGGAGGGAAACCTCATCATCAGCATAGGCTCCTCAAATGTCATGTGGTCTTGCCACACTGACACTGTGCATCGTGAGGAAGGCAAGCAACTCATCACTGCTGTTGATGGTCTTGTTGCGCTAGCCCCTGGTAGTAAGTCTAACTGCCTTGGTGCAGACGACACAGCTGGTGTCTGGCTTATGCACCAGATGATTACCTTTGGAATCCCAGGGCTTTACATCTTCCATCGTGGGGAAGAAGTCGGGGGCATTGGGTCTAGGGCTATCGCTAAGGAAAACCCCGAGTATCTTCAGGGTATCGATATAGCAATCGCACTGGATCGCAAAGGCACGGGTGACATCATCACCCATCAAGGGGTGCGATGCTGTAGCGATGCCTTCGCTGCTTCACTTGCTGAACAACTGACCGGCTTCACCGCCAGCCCTAATGGTATCTTCACCGATACCGCAAACTACACTGACTTGATTGCTGAGTGCACTAACTTGTCGGTGGGTTACGAGGGGGCGCATGGTCCTAATGAGTGCCTTGATATGTGGTTCTTGGACAGCCTGTTCCAAGAGCTGTGTGACCTTGACACAACTAAGCTGGTTGTCTCCCGCAAAGCTGGGGAAGATGACGTAGACTATGGTTACAACTGGCGCAAGACGTATGATCTATACAGCGATGACTACATCAAGTGCCAGTACGGTGATCTTGCGTCATTGGTCAAGCAATACCCTGACATTGCTGCGGATATCCTAGATCGTCTTGGGTATGACGAAGAACAATTCCTCAGTGAAGTGTTCTACATAAGGTAAGCAACAATTCAAACTATCATCAGCGCGGACGGGAGACTGTCCGTGCTTTTCTCTATGGAGAGTCACCATGAAGTACACGATCAATGTAGAGGTTCTTTCTTACGACCCCATCGATTCCTTTGAGTTAGCCGAGTGGATCGAAGAACTTCTTCAGGCGGAACTTGAGCGTGAGGGTAGTTGTATTCGGGTATCAGTCCCGCAATCCATCAAGGTTGAGTACTAAGAGGGGGAACCATAATGTTTAAGTTTCGTATTGCGTGGCGTTACAACGACGATAAGCGCGTTCACTACGCCTATGAGCGGGGTTACACCCCTATTCAAGCTGTAACCAAGTTCTCTGCTTGTCCTAAGCGAGAGGTTGTTCTTAGCGTGGAGCGTGTATAGCTATGTCA